CGGTCAAAGTTAAACCTTTGCATGTCTTCAGACTTCTCTTCCCACACTTTAGTGGATTTGCGAACCTCTTTACGCGTTCTTTGTCGTGCTTGTGCCATAATAGCTCCTTAGCGGACTCTAAATGTTTCTTCAAACAAGAGTCGCTTGTTGATCTTCTTCTCAACCTTCGTGCGCTTATGAGCAATATTAGCCGGGATGCCCATAATCTTATAGGCAACACGGGTAGCTTTGTTCAAAGTGCGTGGCATTGCCGGCATCTTATACCTTCTTAGGGTAGAAGTGATTCATCTTCTTGCCATTGTCATATTTGAGCTGACGGTCAATACCCATTAAGGTGTCATCAAGGTCCTCAGGAAGGAAATTGGCATCTTTCGGATAATAAGAATTGATGACGTGTTGCGGGAGATTAGCCACCGCACGCGGATCCTCATGGACCATCCCTGCGTCGGCCATTTCTTGGCGGCGACGAGGTTCAGCTCCTGCGTAGAAACCATCGCGCATGCTATTACCACGTCGGTATTCGCTCTGCATCTCTTGGCGATCATAATGGTAAGGCCCCATTCTCATAGGTGACTTGTCGTGATGAGTTTCGTCGTTAAACTTATCAGCATGTTGTGTAGCTGACTTTGAGTTATGGAATCGTTTAGCCATAAGCTCTCCTTTGGTAGAAACTGCAGTATAGTTACTGCAAGGTTTGTGTGCCTCTAACTACCCCACACAGTGCGGGATCGTATCAAGAATCTTCAAATAACGGTACTTCCTCGGAATCATCTTCGGGAAGAAATCCATGGGTATAAGGGTTATAATCTTCGGTTATATAAACATAATCTGGTTCGTATTTAGGTCCATATACGCGCACTGGTGCATATTGTACATACGTGATAGGTTCAGGATATTCAAACCCAAAGACAGGGTAGAATATTATAGGAAGGAATATATAGTTCATACCGCTCCTGTAGGTTGCGTGATTTCTGGCTTAGCCTCTAATTCCCTCTCCCGCACAAGATTAGATAATGCCATTAATTTCTGGATATGGTCAATGTCGACAGAATCCATCTCCTTAATAGCCTTAACGAGGTTGAGTATCGCCATCTCATGATCTTTCTCTGCAGCAGCCCTACGCTCAACGGCGAGCGCTTGGTTCTCCTGAACACGTGAAGCGCGTTCCATGCCGAGGCCCCGATCGGCGATAGCTCGAGCTTGAGATAGCTCAGTCTTAGCTTGTTGTTCCTGCATAGCCGCTTGCATCTGCATTTGCTGCATCTGTTGTTGTTGCTGCTTCTGTTGGCCAATAGCCTCAATAAGCTGTTTCTTGTTCTGTAGGGTCACTGATTCGAGCAGGATATCATCAGGTATAGGAACTCCCACTTCACGAAGTTGTAATAATTGTGCAAATTGCATTTGCTTCTGAGTGGTCGTGTTAATGCCTTCTTCTACGACCGCATCATAGCGACCAAAGGCCTTATTGTAGAACTGTGGTGCTGGCTGTTTGCCTTCGAGAATCTTGGCTATCTTGCCGGGAGTAAAGTTAGCCTGAATAAGATCGATCATGATCTTACCGAGTAGCTTCTGGGCTCTATCCAGGTTATCAAAGAGGACTTGGAGGGTGGTAAGCCCGGCCCCTTGGCGCAACATCGACAAGATACCAGCTTTGTCATCTATTGCAGACCCGAGCAACTCCTCGTTGACACCTGAAATCTCACTAATTTCTTTGCCCAAGAGTTCTGAGAGTTGAATCATTGATGGGGGAACGTTAGGCGGTTGAATCTGTTCAACATCGCTCATTAAGGCTTCTTCTTTGAGCGCAAGCCCGCGACCCTGGCCCGAAAGAAATACGTCCTTGGGGTTAACGAGGGCATTCTCCTTGTACTTGAAGCCGGAGGTGATTTGGGATTCCAATATATCAAGTTCGATAACGCGGCGACGATTATAAAGATATTGAGCGTCTCGAAGACCGCGAACGACACCTTGTATTCTCCAGGGGAAGTACGGCATTTCTGGATGATAATAAGCGAACACAGGAACGAAAGGATACTGATCAATACCCATAGGCTGAGGACCGTCATACATCACCTTTCCTTGTACCACAATAGCGAGACGAACCGTGGGAATCTCTTGCTCAATGACCGTCACCGACGGGAACGTCTTAACAAACTCCTTCAAACGAGAATCATCTTCAGATCGCCATTCCATCGTATCGCCAGTTTGTGTGTCAACAAGCATCTTCTGATTCCGATAATCCCGATAGTAATATTCGTCATAGGTGAGCAGGTTCTTCATGCCATAGTTATAACTTTCTGGCATGAACTGGAATTTGCCATCCCGACCCGTGCCACTATCGTTACCTACGAGGCCTAATATTTGGTCGGCCATATCCGGTAGGAGGGAGATACATTCTCTCTTAGTAAGGAATGATCGCTTCCATATAGCATTGCAATCGGATAGGTCAGTCTTACGGAAGTAGGGGTCAATTAAGAAGCTATTATAGCTACAATTATCTACGCGAATATTGCCCGATACAGGATCTTGTCGGTAGTCCATCCACACTTGGAGGAGGTTCATGCCCGTAACTAGAGATCCTTCAAATGACTCAGATATGGTTTCAAGGATGCCCTCTTGGTTATTAAGCCAGAGAAGCACCTTAGAGAACTGATCAGCGGTCTCCGCATCAGCATTCTCGACAGGGGTTACGATCGTAGATTTCCGATTACGGCGTTGATAACCGCTGATCATATTAATGACGCGGCGTATCCGGTTGAATTGGAATTGACGACGACGATTAGCCGGAAGATTGCCATAGAGATCATTCCATAGAGTCTGATCGCCTGCGTGGAATCTAGTATCGGTATCTGCTTCACCCCAGAATGATTGGTTAATAGTAATACTCTCCGCATAGAATGCTTCCATGCGCGATAATATGGGACGGTCCTTCTCAGAGTAATACTGGGGACCAAGTTCCGGGAATATCATCTATCCACCTCTCCATTGTGGGATGTATATCTAGAGGAATAACGGCAACATGCTAGCTTTCCACACCATTATTATCAACACTTTGGAGGCCATACTAGCACTTGTAGTGGGAACCATGTATAATTGGTGTATAACTGGCTGCAGTAATCGGGGGAGGGGCAGTAATCCATCAGTTATAAAGCAGTGTTATATCCTTTAATAAAGCAAGGAATTCCGAAATGAAGAGAATGTTATCTATGGTGTTACTCATAGTAGCAGCGCAGAGTATGTCCGGAGCCGTCGTAGGGCACACAGGTAAGTACTTTACCGTCAGTGAGTCTGATCGATCGTATCGGGTGGGAAGAGAATCGCTTGATAGCACCCTCAAGAATGTGAATAAGGCTAATTTAGCCATGTTCATGAAGAGAGGTCGTTTATCAGCACATAAGACTAATGATGGAACCTATGTATTGCGCGGCCATGTGAATGGATTGGGCGGAGGACCTACAGGGGCAATGATAGGATCTTACCTTGGTAAGTTCACCGTACATTTCCTAGGTCACGGCGCAATGCTTATTGCAGCTGCATGCACAGGACCAGCAGCGCCAGCAACCTTCGCGGCACTTGAAGCAACCTTTATTGGGCCCTTAGAAGCTGCTAGCAACGTAGGCGCAGTTGGCGGCATGATTATTGGTGCGGTAGCTACAGGGCCTGTATAGATGACTCGTTGGTATGACCTCCTTCTTATGGCACTGTGCATAAATATCCCCCTTCTTGTACTGAGAAATAAATACGATGTATTTATAATCAAGGGAACAAGGGGAATATTATCGCTTGCTGCGCTCGGGATACTTATGTATATAATTCAGTTAATGACCGGATATATTATACATATTGATGTAAGCTTCGAGCAGCTGGGGGAAATACTTATCGCTTCATGTATATTTGGAGCTATAATGGCAATCATAGGATCTAGAGAAGGATTGTCATGACTTTCTGGGAACAATACAAGAAGTATATATCCAGCAATATAATGTTTATTGGCGTATACTCTCAGCTCAATCTCATAACGTATTGTATCTGTAAGCGGATAGCTACGGGAGCACTTCCCCTCGTTACTCCGTGGGAATGGTCTCTACATATTCTGGGAGGAGTTATGGGTATCGCATTAATTGGACTACTTCAAGTATATGTAGACAGAAAGTATCCGCAGGATGATTGATCCGGTAATAATGCAAGGGTTGAGTGAATTCGCCCTTGCATTACTGGTAAGTGCTATCGCAGCACTACTAACAAGAATTAAATAATGAACCGTCGACAAATTGGAGACAGTTGTCGACACAATGTCGACGACTGAAGGAGACGAATTATGTTACACAAAGCAACGCTATTAGCCATCATCATGTGCTACTCATGCCAAGCAGCTATTACGGAATCTCCCACTAAACCATCTCGAGAACAATTAGTTCTTGATATATACCAGCTGGAAGAAACCATAAAGGGTGTAGAGCCTAAGATAGAGTGGTTCCAGAAGGACATGGAAGATAAGGTATGGAGAGGCCCCTTTAGTGAAGAAGCTGAGAAATCCGCATCATTCTACGGCAATCTCGTGATTGGGTTGAGTAACGCACGAGCACGGCTAGCGCGTATGAAACGAGATTTAATAGAATATGGAACTGAATAGAATAATAGCACTATCGGCATTAGTAGTATCACTACAAGCATCAGAGCAAGATAAGGACAAGAAGCCTATCTTTACTCCCGCAGAACAAGAGATGTTCAGGCAGGGTGGAATGGGATCTGATGCCGGTATGAAGGTAGGATTAGTCACGGTAGCCTATATAGGTAAGGGATTGGTAAGCGCAGCTGGTAGTATCAAGGCTGGTGTATGTTCAGCCTTCGCGTGGGCAAAGGGAACTGCGGTTGCCGTAGCGGCTGCCCCAGCGGCCCCTTACGTTGCAGGAGGCGCAGTAGTTGCCGGAGGTGGCTATGCCGCCTATAGGCACTTCTATCCCACCAAAGAACAGCAAGCTAAGAATGCAGAAAGAGAGCGTAAGAAGCAGGCTGACCTCGAGGAAGCGGAGATCGTAAAGTGTCGCCGTCAACGCGCAGGATCAGTGAAAGCCTTTCAAGATTGCCTCTATAAGAATAGAAGATCTCGATCATTTACCTCTACGGGATATCCTACCGAGTGTGAAGATGAAGGACTTAAGCTATCGCTTGAGGATGGTGGGGAATCTGAAGTAGTAAGTCTCGCTAGTAGATTTGTCAGATTTGCTCCTATCAAGAAAGACAGTAGTAAGTAATATAAACCCGGGAGGGGACCAATTTCCGATGTCCCTTTCCCGGGGAATGAACACGCGTGGTGTTATAATTCGTTGACCGCTTTGATGAGCGGGTCCTCATATTTAGGCAAGGTGCGATCCACAAGATCTTTATAATTCTTGCCATGATCCTTCCACTTGGTCTCATAGACTGCATTAAGATCGCCCAGGATCTCTTCCCAGGTGAGACCGTCTATCTTATCTATACCACCATTAAATGACTTCCCATAATACTGCTTCATATACTTCTGGATGAAGCTATCAATAAAGCCAAGGCATTTAATATCAATATCTTGATATTCTTTCTTACGGATATATATCTTAATATCTTTGTCTTCTCTACTAACCATAAATAGGGTCCAATTCTCGTTCGTAACGTTTACATTCACCACCAGTTATCCCGTGTAAGAAGTTGCAGAAGTTCTGGTGAAACTTAACCGCTCCTCTCTTTGTGCCCAGAGTTACATCGGGAGCGCTCTTAATAATCTCTTGCATGGCGTCATAATCCTTCGCGGCGAATTCCTCGACCGTAAGAAATGAACCATCAGCCTTAGAGAATAATCCCAGCCTCGTACAGACCCTTAAATAGGTACGATAGAAGCTCACCGTATCCTGATCGGGGAGATTGAATCTCCATGCATCACATACATCATGAGCAAAGGCTCCCTTGATCTGATCTTTGCTCATCTTATCAAGACGTAGCGTAGGGCTATCGTCCTTGCGGACTTTGCGCTTACCCTTATCTCCGGGAACTATGTTATCGAAGGGATTGTTTCCCGCGATCCACGATGCTATCTCTCCTAGTTTCTTCATATCACTCTCCTGATACGAGCGCGCCCATAAGCAACCATATGCTCAGGGTTAGCGCAGTTCTTAATACTACAACTCATAGGAATAACCTCGGGCGCCTTAGGAGCGTCAAAGTGCCATTCATAAAGCACTCCCTTAATGGAATAAGATCGGTAGTTCCAGGTGAATGCGGGACGCATGAACAACCAACAGCCCTGATCATTGGGAACCACTAATCTACCCCGTATCTTACAGAGAGGGGAACATATAGCACCCTCCTCCATCTTTATGGTGCGCTCCTTGCGTACTGCACTGGGGAGTGCAGATCCGCAATACACGCACACTACTATCGTACGAATATTCAACACACAACAGCGCCCTCATCACATACATTACCTTCGGATAACGTGTTCTCTATTAACGCCTTAACAAGACGATAATTAATCATGATCTCTTTGGTGTTACACGGCATCGTCTTCTGGGTCTCAGTGAAGCTCTTCATAGAGTCTCTATATTCTTTAATAAGCTCATTCATCTGGCCCTTAAGGTGCGCGCATATCTTATGGGACTTGCCTGCTTCATTAACTTCCTTAACGAGACCGCTTAGTTCTTTACGCATAGCGGCAAGGATCTCGATGCGTTCCATGCGGCTTGATTGCATACAGAAAGCGTCTATATACTCAAGCTGCTCTCTTCCAATAACTTTCTTTATTAAATCCTGACGGTTAGCAAATTCCATCTCTCTCCTTAATAATCAGTTGAATCACTTCTATAGAACTTCGGTAAATTGGCGGTATCCCCCTGCATCGCTTCCCGATATCGCTGTTCCAACTCCTCGGCGCTGAGCCCATCACGAGTCTTGGATAGTGATATGCAGAGATACCGCATGGAATCCGCGTAATGTGAAGACCAATCGTGCAGAGGTTGGGGCTTATATACTTTGCGTTTAACGTCGAATTCTTGGCGATAATTGCCCAGGGCTTTAAGTAATGGTGCGCATTGACGCTCATCTATCCATATCTTGGCGGTGGCACTACGAACCGATTCTATGCCGTCTTCTATGGTGATATTGGGGGCCACGACAAAGTTTACTCCCAATTGACGCGCCTTCTCAATACGTGCTACACCAGAAGTGAACTCTTTGACCTTGATATCGTGAGGCGCAATATGTTTGCCATACTGATAAGGTTTGTTGTGAACTACCTTAATGTAGTGTTCGAGTCCTTCTTTAGAATTCTCATAGCAATCGATAATGCGAATTGTTTGGCCTACTACCTGAAAGAAGATGATTGAAGTACTATCTCGCATGCCCAAGTCCCATGCGGTATTAACCTTAAACGCCGGTTCCCAAGGTACAATTCCCACTTGACCGTTAACGCGCATGCGATCAAGATACTTAGCGTAATAAGCACCCTCGACTCCCATAGTAAATGAGGTATAGTATTCTTGCTGGATGAGGTCTTCGGACATAATGCCCTCTGCCTTCTCCCGCTCAATTTCATAAAGGGGAATGTGATGAGTATCTTCAACGGTAAGTTTATAAGCGAACCAGTCAGGAGACTGTGTTGCTATATTGTACAACTCCCACAGATGGTTCTTGCCACGTGGTGTGGAAAGGAACAATGCCCACCCATTATTGGCTGCCAGAATAGGCCTGATAAATTGGTATGCCCGCGGGTCTTGAAGCGCGTACTCGCTAAATACTACACCACGGGGGTTCGTTCCCATCAAGCTATCATAATTGTCAGAACCTACCAGCTGTATGAGCGACCCGTTAACAAGACGGATCTTCATCTCAGATGAGTTCTTGCTCTCAACGAGCTCTTCAGGTATATAATCCAGGAACCGCTTGCCCTCATTGGTCATGCTGTCCCAGATTACCTTCTTCGCTTGGCTATAGGTCGGAAAGATATAGTAATACACTCCCACAAGGTGAAGAGCAGCTCTAATGCACAGATTGAAACCACAGATATCCTTTCCCGCCCTGCGTGGTAGGATAGCCAATACTCGCTTATAGCGTTTATTCTCTATCGCATCGAAGATCGGTAGTTGGTAGGGTCGTGGTTTAAATCCTTCAAGCTTAACTACTCTCTCTACCACAAAGGCCGAGGCGCGAACTCCAAGTACTCCATAATGAGCGCGAAGAATTCCTGCAAGAAGGGACCAAACTTCTGAACAAGGGTATAGTCAGCCTCAAGAAAGGGCTGATACGTATAACGCTTGCCCTCAGGCACGGCAATCAAGAGACGATAGCCCCTCGACATTCTCCGTGACCATAAGAAGAAGTGATCATCATCTAGCTGGAATTTAAATATATGTTTGGCTGCACAACTATTCAGTGTCTTCTCTACAAGATCAACACGACAGTCCCAGTTGACGGGAACAAGGCTCTCTCCTTGGTTCATATAGCACTCTCCATTTGCGTATGTGATACCCTCACATACTACCATGGATTATGCTAATCACCTAAGGATCACTTAGGAGCTCTCTTCCTCCTCAGTACACACCGACATATTGTCTAATAACCTTATGACGTCATTATCCTTATCAAGCAATTGGCTCAGAATAGCTCTTGATTCTGCAACAGCTATAACCTCCTTTAAGAACCCTATCAAGACTATGAAAGTACCGCGATTAGAACAGAACTTCTCACGGCCCTCTTCCTTGAATTTATGCCATACATAATCGCATAGCGCCTTAATATTGCCCATGATGGGATTAATAACCATAATAGAGTGAGCCACGCTATTCTTTACTATGCAATTAGTTACCTTCTTTATGAGTGGCATATTGTCGTCTTGGGAGTCTCTCTTAATCTTAACCATAACTAATCCTTTAATTCGATCGACAATGTAGCAATAGCTTCTAATATTTCATTATCCGCGCCAATATAATCTTGAAGCAATTCTCGCATATGGGGCAGATTGGTAAGCCTCTTAATCATAATTACATGGGGCAACATCATGGCAGCATTGTCTTTCTCAAACAGGAAGTCCCAATCAGCTCCTCCCTGGTATTCACTCCACAGCAAATCGCACATCTTGCCCATGGGCTTTAATATATCGATCATACCATTCAATAATTCATCGATTGGGACTTTGGTAAATAGGCCATCAACCAATTCCTGTCCTTTATCGCCACAGCACTTTCTTCCCATATTGCCTTTCTATAGTAAACTGGCCCCACCGAAGTAAGGCCAGTCGGAATCCCACATCCCAGGGGGTGGGACGCGGAATCTATTCTTTACATTCATTACACGATAATAAGTTGTCACACCCTACGCAATAGAGTGCTTCTCGATATCCATTACGCTTTCCCCATCTATAAATAAGATAGAGGAACAATAGGGTCCAGAAAGTTTCGTAATTGTTACACATGGGATTCCTTTCCTGTGTAGATTAAACATATTCTAAGTATAACATATCTACGAATAAGATCAAGAATATGCCGCAAATATAATACTATTCAGCGCCTTCGTAACCCTTAGACTTCACTTCATCTGTCTCGGGCATCTTATCACGAAGAACTACGATTGTCTGTCTCACACTTTCATCAGAATGCTTCATGAGTTGCATCTTCAAGTCCAAATAATCCTTACTATAGAGAGGCTGAGAAGCTTGGATCATACCTGAATTAAGCTGACCCTTTAATCCACCCAGCTCTCTACGCTCTCCAATTCTTTGTAGTGCTACTTGCCACGCCCACTTCAATTGCGGGCAGCGTTCCATCCAATCATAGAAAGTTGCACGTGCTATATTACGCGATGAATAGAAGGTAGATGCGATCAATGCTTGCTCTTTATCCAACCAGTCAAGAAGAAGTTCCGAAATGAATTCCAACTCCGCAATAGAGGTGTGTGATGAAGCACGCCATACGCCTATGCTCTTCTGGGTAGTGGGATTTCTCCAATATTCTCTAAAGTCATCCATGTTTATCTCTCCAATGGGACCAACTCAAACTCTGTTCTCGCCGGGTTATCATAGCACTTGTAGGCGTGTATTTCAGCAATTATGGCATCATCGCTATAAATAATGCCCGTTGCAACATCTTCTACGAACTTAATAAGATTGCTGAGATCAGGTTTAGTGATATGGCTTCTGAGTGCGTGACATTCCGTCACGGGCTGTTTCAACTTGTGACGTTTCTTCACGGGTTCAGCAAAGTAGAAGGTAATATTGAGCTTAAGGGGTCCAGAAAGGAGGGGAAAGTCGCGATGTTGTCGTTCAAGGGAAATGGCTATTGAGCACTTGAGGGCTTTCTGGGCATCCCAACAATGATCTCGTGCAAAGCGAGCTCGTTGGAGTGGTACCGGCTTTCCTTCAATCACATATACCATACATTTGACCTAGGTAGAATTCTAACTAGGAAGTACTACAAAGCTGTGGGACTATCTAGTTTGCCTTAAGGCGAAAGATTATTACATAACCCTACATAGACAATAGTATATCTGAGTTCGTCTGTCTACGGCCATATTTAGAGGCACCATGTAATTGCGGACATGCATGTAGTAATTTGCATGGTGATTCGGAAATAAGAACCCCACTAGGAACATAGACATTCTTAGTGGGGAAAGGAGTGGGATAAGGTATGCAAGAACCATTATCCCTAATGAAATCTTTAAATAGGGCTCCCTTTGTCCGTGGAACCCTACGAGTTCACTCCGCTAGCTCAATGATGTATGCAGCTATCCGCGGATACCGCAAGACTCTGTACGGAATCAGGCGGTCTTCAGTTGCTCGTATCGAGAGTGCTAGCTCGGTAGCGTAAGTATAACCTATTTAGCAACTTTGACAAACTTCAAGAATCTGGATCGGGCATCTCCCGAAAGGGAGCAAGCTGATCTTCTTCATTCTGCTTCTTATAGTCAGACAGTGTGGTGCTTATGTAATGCAAGAATTGTAGATATTCTTTAGTGTACCTATATCTAATACCCTTGGGGGCTTCTAAGAATCTTTGCACATGCACTTCATGGTTATTTGCGTACATCCGAAACGTGACGCAAGGGGCATAATAGTCAATGAGTGGGTTGATGGTCTCGTAAGAAAGCGATGATCCGTTACCTAGGTCCTGATCAATTCTCCAGGGAAGCTTTATATAGCGAGTGCAATCTTCTATAACTTTAAATGCTTCTATTGCCTTAGTATCTCCGAAATCGGGATAGGGAAGGCTTGGTTCATATTCCATGGTTATATCTTGGTATTGGCCTTCACCATGAGGCTAATCATGCTCTCCAATATACTAGAAAGCATACCATCACCCCGAGAACTAGCAAATTCTTCCATCTTCGACTTAGTATCGGCAACCGCATCATGCTCAAGCTTGGGCTTAAGAACAGGGACTACTGCATTCGAGAGAGGACCGGTGGGAGGGCGATTATCAGACGTGCGGCCCAACGGCTTAGGAGTGAGATATATCCATGGATCTTTAGGATCAACACCATTGGCATTAGAATCCAATCTTTCTGCCCTGATAGTATCGTGCATCTCCCGGAATTTAACCTTAGCTATCTTGAAATTGTTAGCCTTACACCAGTCGTTACACAGCTTGCGGTAGTAGAAGAATGGCAATTTAATGGCCATCGTGCACTCTGAGACGACTTTACCGGCATGTTTCCTAGCTTGTGGTGGATACACCGAGAGCAATAATTCACCGACACGGTTTAACTTGAGCTCTTTCGGGCCCTTGACTGTTTCCATCGGTATAGCTCTCCCTCTACCTGGTGGTTTATCACCCTCCCTACCGCGCTCAGAACCCCGAGAGGCGTCATGGGGGGATAGGGGGGTAGTATTAATACTCTTCCTAACAGACTCCTTGTGTGACATTTCTCCCTGAGAATATTCTGAAGGGAATATATACTTATCTGTTTCAGGTGGAATTTCTCCTCTTATAGAAGTGAGAAGGGCTATGGGGAGGAAGATAGCAGAACGGAGAAGGAAGTATATCTCGTTGCGTATCTCCTTCTTATAGAAGAGGGGATTTATCTCATAAAGGCATGAAGTCATAGGGCGGTAGGCCTTCGAAAGAATACCCAACTCACAGAAGTAAGCTATCCAGCGGTTAACCGACTCACGGCAGCAGCCTATATCCCTTGCAATTGTGTCCTGCCGAATATATATCGTCTTACAGCGGTTAGACAAGCCAATAAATCTAGATAGGATTCTAATTCCAATCTTACGGCTCCTGTTATTAACTATATTTGAAATTAACCAATCAAGCGCATTGGATGCAGACAGCTTTAGCTGATTGAACTTTATTGACGAATTTACTTGATTTGTGTTGACGTTTAGCATAAACTTGAACTATTAAATCTCTTGGTCGGGTATTTGATAAACCGATATCATGTCCGTGATATCAACACAGCTGTAAATCGTATTAGAGTTACGATTCACAGGTGGTCTGTGCTAGCCATTGAACCATTCAATGACAGTACATAGAGTAATCTAAATTCAATCGATTGTGTAGTGCGAGTATGGAAGAGTTCTTAAGAGCCAGAAAGTACACAGTCACTTTCCATGAAAGTCAAACATGTATAGCTATCAATCAGATTCGGTAGTGAATATTATCCCCGCCCTACTTAAGGCGCAAACAAAGCTAGATATAGCCGAGAAGAGCAGGAAGTCGGGTGGTGGTGGTAGGTCCTGGAAGTATGCCGATTGGGCAACTATAGTAGATGCATCACGTAAGCCTCTCGTCGATAATAAGTTATGCATATCTCAAAGAATAAAGATTCTCGAAGGACAAATGGTCCTCGCAACAACATTGTTCCATGAATCAGGGGAATGGCTGGAAAGCCTTATGCCGCTCTGGGTGGCCAATACTGCAAGCGCACAAGATATAGGTAGTCGCCTTACCTACTTTAAGCGATACGCTTATGTAGCCATTATAGGCCTCGTCACTGATGATGAAGATGATGATGGCGCACGTGATAGAATGATCAATCAGGAGTATCATACCAGCCCAAAGCCTCAAGCCGCTCAGAAGATTACTTCTCCAGCGGCGCTTACTGAGAAGCAACTGGGGGTACTCGAGTATGAATTGAGAGGCGAAGATTCAATGCTTGATTCCTTATTTGCTAAGTTCGAAATATCGAGCCTTAAAGATTTCCCGCCAAGCATGTATGACGCCACGATCACCAGAATCCGCGAGATTAAACGCAATCGCGAAACGAAATAAGCCATTAGGAGAGATAATGGACGAGAAAGATTTAAAGTCAGTCTTAATGGCTGTCGATAGTAGAACGCATGCTATCAATATAAATCTATTACAGATAACCGGTGCTGTTGCCGAAGTAGTTGCTAAGCAGGTTGAGGATATACGGCGCCAGAGCTGGGAAACACGCAGCCATATATACGACTTTACAGCACGAGTCACTGCAGGCCTTAAGGAACTCACTAATATACGAGACAGACTAGAGCTGATGAATAAGAAGCTCATGAACCTAGAAGAGTTGGCTGGAGTCCCTAAATACGAGGTTAAACCTCAAGACCCTTCAAAGAAGAAGAAGGCTACTCGTAAGATGTGGTATGACGACTTGCAAGCTAAATAAACTATATCTCCATGCAGAAATGCGGTAGGCTAAGCCTCATCTTAGAGGAGATATATGAATATAATTAAGCGCTACGCTTCGCCCAACAAGATGGATCAGTGTGCTAAGGGAACTATCTGCGTCGTGAGATCAGCATATCTTGATAAGCCTGAAGTCTGGGAACAAACCAATGAAGATTGGGAGAACCCAATATGGGTTCCCCTCGATAATTATGACCCAGCACTACTCGATATTTGAGTGAATTACACTCAGATTAAAGCTCCTTGAGCAAATATCCTTGAACATATGTTACCGGACAAGTAGTTCCGCTCGATGGTATAGGCTGCATTAATCCTGCAACAACATGCGAATATTTACCAGGCGCAGGTGTTTGTGTAGCACTTCCCGATACAGCACTAGTAAAGGTAATTGCATCTCCTGCGTTAAGTTGTACAACAGTGCTGGCTCGCGCTGAGTTCCCACTTTGATCTGTTGCAGGCGGTCCATACCAAGTAGCTGGTCCAGGACCCGTAACTGATCCTCCTGGCTGTCCAGAAACTCCCGCGTAGACTAATCCTGGCGTTACTATTTGCACGCTTGAATAAATCAGAGCAACTGTGCCGGGGTTGGTAGACCCAGCCCTAAATTGTCCCGCGGCTTCGAGGTAATATATCCCATTTACCGGAGCGGTAAAGGTAGCTGGAGTGCCCGAGCCATCACCAGGATAGAACGCAGCACCTTCATTTACGGTAGTAGTAAAGGCAACACCAGTGCCCCAAGTATAGGGAACGGTGCCTGACGTGCCTATAAGGGGAACTTGATAGCCAGTAGCTTGGTATCCATAGAATGCCACAGAACCCGCGCCACCGCCTCCGCCACCACTACTAGCCGATACTAAGAAGCCCTCTATAGAGGTAACCGTCGTTGGAACGAATGAACCGCCAATACCACGTAAACCACTCACAATGTACGCAGTACCACCAATGCCTCCTGATACAGCAACAACGGGTTGGAATGTGACAACAGTGCCAGCGGTTAATTGTAGCGTAGTGTTGGATTGCGCTTGAACATACGTATAATTCAAGGGCGCGCCGCCGTTATTATTAGATACCGTTCCAGAATAAGTTTGAGTACTCGCCGAGGTGACTATTTGGGCATACGCTGTATTTATATTGTTATTAGGAGATGTACCAGCCCTTAACACTACATTGAAAGCAAAGTAATACGATCCCGTTACGGGAGCGGTAAATGATGCTGGAGTTCCTAGCCCATCTCCTGGGAAGAATGCTCCTCCGTTGTTGAAATTAACCGAAAGGACATTAGCACTTCCCATAGGATACGCAACCTGGCTCGAAACGCCAGGCTGGGGAACTAAATAATCCGTAGCCTGGAAAGCATAGAAGGAGATAGGACTTCCCCCGCCACCACCAGTAGATTCTAAGTTAATAGAATTAGGGCCATCCGTGATAATAACCGTACCACCAAGCGACGTTAAATTCGCCCATACTGGCGCAGTTCCACCACCGATCAATAGTTGGCCATCAGTTCCGTTAGTAGCGCTAACAGTGCCCACGCCATTCGTTTGGAGAACGCCATCAGTAAGCGAGCTTAACGTAACGGCCGAATCTAAGGTAGTGTTGCCAGATACCCCCAAAGTGCCCGTAAGACTAACGCTATTATCAAGATTAACAGTAACGGTATTCCCGGATCCTGCGGTGTTAATATTAGTACCACCCAGAATCCTAATAGTGTTGCTACTCGGATGAGCAGTCCCAGAATCAGTATCGAAATTCTCAATAAAGTCTCCAGCCATAGACAAGGTTATTGTATTACCCGCACCATGGGTTACGACATTACCATCTCCAAATACGTTAACGACACCGCCAACTTCAATGGCAGTACCCGTATCACAAGGGAAGTTAGTCGTGCCTCCTCCACCGCCGCCGCCAGGATAGAGTTGTACCCACGTAGCAGTGCCCCCGACCACACTTATGAGAATCCATAAGCGCTGATCAGGATACACTAACCAGAAAGTACCAACATTAATATTCTGAAAGTCGTTAGCGGTAGGATCAACCGGCCTTATCATAAGATTAGGTGGTTGAACCGGCTTAACCCCCATATATGCTAACGGATTTATCCCATCAAGTCTAAGGCTCATAACTACTCCCTATCGGATAGTTTGGCCTCTAGTTCTTCTACACGCTTCGCGAGCTTCTGCATCTCATTAAGGAGGATGCTCGGTAGTTCGTGGTAGCGGATAGTGTAGGGACTTCCATAGGCATCATACGTGACAATATGCGGCATTAAATTAGCTACTTCTTCAGCTATTAATCCATATTGCATTGAATTTGAGGCATCATCTTTGTAGGAGAAGGTAACCGGACGAAGCTTCATGAGCGCGTCACTCTTATCGCCCATATCCTTAATATTGTGTTTAAATCTTTCTGATGAAATAACCGTGCCGAGCTGACCAGTTGTGGTATCTATAAGTACTGCAGCAGTATTAGCAACTGTTACGCCGGTTATACCCGCGATATAACAGGTATCTTGTTGGCCACTACCCGATCCTTGGGTACCGATACGGATGGTATTTGCGTCGGCAATAACCCCATTATTATTAATGACGATATTAGATGTTTCAGTTGTGGTATAAGACGAACCTGCGTTGAATCCGATACCGATATTATTATCACCGGATCCTAAAGAAGTGAGCGCGCTTATGCCAACTGCCGTATTGAATCCAGAGCCAGTGGTAAGGGCTGCTAAGGCTCCATCACCCAATGCTGTATTGTTAGGAGAATCCGTTACGGCGAATAGCGCGTTAACACCCATGGCGGTATTGTCAGATCCCGAGGTAAGAGATACAAAGTTCCCCTGCCCAAGGCTCGTATTATTAACCCCCGTAATACTCCCATTGCCTGAAGTAACGCCCACTATAGTGTTTGTGAGAACCGTATCGCCAATATCAAGGGCTACGGTAGATCCAGATGCGGCGAAATTGACCGATGCGCCAGCCGTAGCAGTTGCATTAAAGGTAACTGTAGCTCCCGTGGCAGATCCCGTGTCGCCATCGATCGTGGTAATGCCACTACCACCTGCAGATACTCCCAACTGGTTGGTACCGGTATCTATCGTGACGAAAGTGGGGGATCCAACAGTAACCCCATTAATACCTGCTATGTAACAGGCATTCTGTTGAGCATTGCCGGTCCCTTGGTCGCCTATACGAATGGTATTATTCTCTCCTAATACTCCAGGACTACCAATACATAGATTAGAAGTTTCATTACCAGTCCAGCTAACTCCGGCCTGAAATGCTCCCATTACACAGTTATAACTGCCGCCCCCCATAAGAGTTGCAGGTTGTTGCCCTACGCAGGTATTATGAGATCCAGTAGATATAGACGCGCCAGCACCATATCCAAATAGCTGATTAAGGGAACCTGTAGTCATGTTGGCGCCCGCTAAATATCCTACCGCAGCGTTTCCGGCGCCAGTAGTAATAGGCGTAAGCGTCTCATCACCGATACCTAAATTAGAAACACCACCGCCACCAGGATTTATAGTTCCAGGGCCAGTAGAATTCTTCCCTATACCAATATTGTAGTAACCTGATCCGGCATCGCCATAGAACTGCATAAATACTTCGCCCCCGACTTGAATAGTTCCCTGATTAAGGGCAGCGTTGGTTGCGGGAAGTACAAGGTTAGGACCTTGAGAAATAGTTAGGGTGGAAGCATTATTGGCAGTCGTAAATATATTAGTCGCATCACCAGCGATGGTTACTGTAGATCCTGAAGCAGTATTGGTATCATCAGCCTCTAGGGTTATAATACTTCCACCACCTCCCGTTGCGGCTATAGTAATCGAGCCAGCACCGTTGGTTATCATGATGCCACTTCCTGCGGTCAGGGTAGATAGCACTGGATCAGCACTCGTAGAGCCAATAGGTAATTGTCCATTAGAAGCTGCGGGCAATGCGCTAACCGCTCCTGCGGCGTCGCCTTTGAGTAATCCATGAATTGTGAGAGTATTAGCACTTGTGCCGCCACGCGTTACGGGTAACGGTGTAGCGCTATTTGCGTTCAGTACGTTTGTTATTGTCGCCATATTTCACCTACACTACGTTAATGTTGCCAACGCCTGATAACACAATCCACGCGGTATTCGCTACCACACACACAAGCTCCACGCCGTCACCTGTTGCTGTAGAATTGAGCGACCCGCCAGCACCTGCTGTGGTTAGTAAATTTCCATATTGAATCTGTTGACCTGCGGCTTGGGTAATCTGCCATCCTGCTGCGGTAATACCCGCAACTCGAACGATGTCGCCGAGCACAGAAACTGCCGGGAGAAGAAACTGAAGAGTCCCTATGCCATTTGCTATATAGCCTGCGTTATCAATCATGGCGGTGTTAACCGTCACAAAGAACCATTGAAGGCCTCCACCAGGCACCGTTATAGTGAGTGTATTGGTGGCATTATTACCCGTTACTAGAACATCGCCAGCGCCTACTACATTTATATTCCCGCCACCATCTGGTCCGACAGCGCCACCTACGTTACCCGTGAGCGTTAAGATGTCTCCGGCGCCTCCGCCTCCGACATTATATGATCCTGACTGTGACATAATTATCCATTTCCATTAAGACCGTACATCACTGATACATAGATCGCACCGGTCGCAGGAGCACCACCGCTATACTTGACGTATACTTGGGTTCCTTGGCCGATAAATGCTCCCTGAGGAAGGGTCTTGTTGGTCGTAAGATCCAGTAGAATAAATCCACCCGCCGGGATATAGAAATGATCATGAACACCATCAAGCGACCATAGAGATCCTGAGTTGGTGGCATTCTGCATGAGGAATATTGAACACGGATGCGCAAGCGCTGCCCCCACAGCAGTGTAGCCTGCACCGATAGCCCCAAAGGCCAATGTGCGCAGGGTCTCTGGCACTAATCTGATTGCTAAACTCATTTCCTCTCCTTAAAGAATGGTTTACTGCCAGGTAGCTTCAGGAGCCGCTGGTTGGGCGGGAGAAGCAGCTTGAGCAGCAGCTTGTTGTTGCTGATCTATATCTTGCATGGTAGATACTTGCACCTTAAAGGAATCAAGAATCTGAAACACATCGCTATAGGGAGCGCCTATAGGAAGTGCCAATCGATAAGTACGGTTATCTAGAACAGCCTCAATAGTAATTTCAAGCCTTTGATTCATAGGTTCCTCTCGTTTCTAGTCTCTCTAAACGACGTGATAGCTCGACAATAACGGCATGTTGCCGCTGTAATTCATTGAGTAATAGGACTGGCAGTTCGTGATATCGAACCGTCTCTGGATCCTTATCCTTGTTATAGGTAACGATCTCAGGAATAGTCCCATCGACCTCTTCCGCGATAAGCCCATAATGGAGCTCACGAGAAGTGTCATTCTTATAGTTAAATTGGACGGGTTGCAGTTCGAGAATTCGACCACTTCCCTTAATGTCCTGGATATTCTCTTTATAGCGACGGGATGATGCCACCGTTCCTAATTGGCCATTTGTGGTGTTGATAAGAACCGCAGCGCTATTAGACACTGTGACGCCAGCAATACCTGCTACGAAGCATTCAGTTTGAGTTGCGAAGGTACCAATGCGTATAACATCAGATTCGGAAACCACGCCGGAATTGCCCAATAGTATGTTATTGGCCTCACTCGTCGTATAGTTAAGTCCCGCGCTCTCACCGATGCATATATTCCCACTTCCGGTAGTTAAATTACCTAAAGCAGCCTGACCTATGCCCACATTATTACTGCCGCTCGTAAGAGCATCTAAGCAGGTCTCGCCCACAGCAGTGTTGTTATTCCCCAAAGTAAGATCATGGAGAGTAGCCATACCAAGACCAGTATTTGCAGTCCCTGATATCGAGCCATTGCCAGCCGTAAATCCAATGATAGTGTTATCTGATCCATCACTAACCCTGAGGTATACATGGGGATCGGTTGCATTAAAGCTAACGGTTGAGCCTGAATTGGTAGTAGCATCGAAGGTTATGGTAGGGGATGTAGCTCCACCACCAACATCACCATCTATTGCGGTTATACCGCCACCAGCTGTACTGCCCAACTCACCTGTCACAGGATCGATGATCACTATCTGAGGAGTGCCCCCAGGTGTGACTCCACCAATACCCGCTATATAACAAGCGCCTTGGACCGCAGGATCTCCCAACCGAATAGTAGTACTCTCTCCAAGTACGCCACTATTCCCTATGATAATGTTATTAGCTTCTCCGCCAGCATAAGAAGAGCCAGCTGAATACCCAAGAGCAATATTCTGGAATCCAGCCGATATAGCACCGAGAGCTCCATCTCCTATAGCGGTACTCTTATTGCCGTCATCGCCAGCAAGGGCACCATAACCTATCGCTGTATTATTAGAGCCAGTCGCCATGCCATTCATTGTTTCATAGCCGATAGCGGTATTATGGCCGCCAGTACCTATATTCCCGAGCGATCCATATCCAACCGACGTATTAAGGTTTCCCGATACGGCGCCGTTACCTGCCGTTAATCCTAAGAATGTATTACGGAGTGATGCGTCAGTAAGATGCATCGTAATGGTAGCGCCCGATCCCGAGAAGGTAACAGACTCTCCGCATTGCGCCCCCGTGATAGTAACTGTAGAGCCCGTTGCTGAGCCAGTATCACCATCAAGGGTGACGATTCCGCCGCTACTTGAAGTACTACCTAATTGTCCATTACTATCGATGGTAACCGTTTCTATGCCACCACCGCCTGGAGTAACCCCATGAATACCCGCTATGTAACAGGTATTCTGCTGTAAGTTTCCTGAGCCCTGGTCGCCGATGCGGATAACATTATTCTCGCCTACGGTTCCGCCAGCACTACCAATAATGATATTGCTCGATTCGGTACTGTTATAGGCAAATCCTGCAACTGTACCAAGGGCCAAGTTATAACTCCCTGCAAAGGCCGTGTCCTCAAGAGCCCCAACACCGACTGCCACGTTCTGAGTTCCACAAGGACCACGTGATGAATTAAATCCTATGGATATAGACTGAAATGCCGTGGCTGCGCCATTCTCGAATACATTCTGACCTATAGCGATATTATCGCCAGTTCCCGCATTAGACCCGGTTCCTATAGCGATATTATTACTACCGTCCTGGAAATCGAGCGTTACAGTTGATCCCGATGCATTAAATGCCACGGTGGGTGCTTGGGCTACTGCAGTAAATGTAATGGTAGCGCCAGTAGCTGAGCCCGAGTCACCATCAATGGTAACAATGCCGGGAGTTACCGTTGAGTCGATTGTGATCGATCCAGCTCCATTAGTAATATTTATTCCTGTCCCCGCGGTAAGTAGGGCAAGAACAGGATCAGCACCGGTAGAACCTATAGGCAATTGACCGTCAAGCGCCACTCCAAGTGAAGTGAGGCTTCCCGAAGCGTTGCCAAGCTGTAGTGAATGGTCCGTGGTTCCTGAAACCGCAACGGTCATAGTTTGAGCGTTATCACCTGTTGTGGTGATATTATCTCCGCCCTCAATAGTTACGGTCGTTCCTGAAATTGTCCCTGAATTGCCATCTATGGTTTCTATAGCACCCGTATGAAGAGCACTTCCCATTTGTCCCGTAGCTGGATCTACCACTACAAATTGAGGAGTTCCGCCAGGAGTTACGCCACCAATACCCGCTATATAGCATGAATCTTGTTCGCCTGCACTTGATCCTTGGGTTCCTATGCGAATGGTATTGCCATCGCCGGAATCACCTATATTACCAATATAAATATTAGAACTTTGGGCTCCGTTAAGAGCGGAGCCCGCAGCCAAGCCGATAGCGATATTATCTAAACCGGTAACCAAGTTCTGAAGGGACTGAGTTCCCACGGCTATATTGGAATCCCCAGAAGTCAGTGCAGTAAGAGAGAGATATCCCACGGCGACGTTGTTAGTAGCGCTTGCACCCACATTGAGTGATTCTGCACCCAAAGCGGTATTATTTGCACCAGAGGTTAATCCTTGAGAAGAGTTAACGCCAACGCCAATATTACGAACTGAGAGCAATGGGTTTAACGACGTATTCCCAGCACTATCACCAACGAAAGTATTAGTAGGACCATAACCAAAGAGAAAGTTAACACCACCAATTTGATAAATGCCTTGAGTGGCACCAGCATTGGTAGCAGGGAGATTGACGATGTCATTGAGATTAACATCTACGGTATTTCCTGAGGCTGAGGTATTGATATTGGGACCACCAAAGAGATTGAGCATCCCTCCGATAGGAACAGCATTCCCTGAGTCGGTTATAACTTCATTGAAAGCACCACTACTATCGGTCTCTACCCAATTGGCCACATTATCCACAATGGAGGTAATAATAAATACCTTATTAAGGAATTGGTTGATCCAGGTAGTACCTATTTGTGCCTTATCGTTCGTTGTAGGATTGCGTTGGGCTAGTATAGGTTTACTAGGAACTCCTAAGAGCGCCTGGCTAAACCCATATGCTACATCGCCCGGTTGATTCACTGACATAGTGACTCCTTGCGATTAAGCAGTAGTTGTTATTGCTGCCCATGTCGATATGCCATCAGTATTTATGTAAGCACGATCGCCTACCCCCGTACCATCAGTACGTAGGAATAGGGTTCCCTGAGTTCCTAGGACGGCACCATTGGGATCTCCAGCGCCTTGTATAATAGCTACTCCCAAGTCCCAGATTATTGCGCGAGCAGCGTTAAGATGAATATCGCCAAGGGTGAGAGCAAGGTTGCCCGCAGTTAATGTTAAGTTGCCAGCAGAGATAGTAGTATTACCAGTAGCATTCCCAATATGGACTGCACCAGTTCCACCAACGCCGATTGAGGTAACAGCAGCGCCGGCAGTGTTGATATTTGTTGTTCCCGTGAGGTTAATAGGCCCTGGAGTAACGGTAAGCGAGGAGAACACCCCTGCTCCACCAGCGACTGATACCCAGGTTGCCGAGTTGGCGACGATACTTGCGAGAATATAAACTTGATTAGTAAGAATATTAGTCCAAACGGTTCCTGGGGTAGCGAAATCCGATACTCCGGGCGAACGTTTACTAATAATAGGAGTCGGAGCTCCTCTGACAATAGGTTGACTTAACCCATATACGTCATTCTGTCGTATTGCGACTGACATGGCTTCCTCTCCTTAAGATAAGACCATAACTTGAGACGCATACAACAAAGCAGTCCGATGGCAATTTAATCAAGCAATCTAATGATTAGAAGCCAACTTTGTAGATAAATACATAGAAACCATATAGAATGAATGGTGATATCCAGTACCTAGAAGAGAGAGATTCCATGGGAAACAATAAGAGACCTAAACAGCCCCGTTCGCGCCTATTCGTAGATTTGGTTACCCCTGTCTACAAGGGACTCCAATTAGCATCACGACAGAACTTCAGATCTATGTCGAGCATAGTAACCGAAGCAATCATGGTAATGCTCGATAAATATGGAATCCAAATCGAGGACCTCGTAGATAAGGATTAATCTACTGGAAGTTTCCGAGTAATCGGTTGCGAGCGCCTTCTAACGCCGCCAACTCATCAGGTTCCATAATGCCCTTCTTGAATTTATCAGCAAGAGAATCAAGTTGATCCTTAGAGCGTTGCTCAACGAGATATTCAAGATTGGGAGGGCGTTGTCCGTCATTCTCATCTATAATCTCATCCATAGCTTTCTTACGGACCATAGAGCCTGCGTTAAGAAGTCTCATATTACGAATAACACGAATCTTGCCCGCATCAGTCTGAGAGACATTGGGAATGGTCTTTAGGTATGATTCAAGGTCAAGATTCGTTATCCTTCCTCCAAATACATCCTTAGCGCCTTTAACAAAGTCGCTTGAGAGCTTTCTAAATTCGTGGGTATCAGCATTCTCAACAAATCGTAGATCAAGCCCTATATGGCCGCCGAATAGAGGGATCCCCCTCTCCATAACATCTAAGAATGATGCCACTGAAGGCCACACAAGGTTGCCCCCCTTGATAAGCTCAAGCATACGATCGAGGCGCTGGTTACCTTCCTGAGCGGCTCTACCATGCTTTGAGATCTCATCAAAGTAGGGCTTGGTTTCCTTATCGGCAGCAAGTTGTTGCTTCTCACTGAGCTTAGGAATCTTAGCTATCTTCTTATCTTGCTCTGCCTTAACCGCCGCGTGCTTAATAGGATCGGGATTTAACTCTGCGATCTCTTCAGCCTTCTCCGCTGGAGTTGCCTTGGATGGCTTATCGATCATCTTATTGATCTTATCAACCGCCTGGCGCTCAGCCTTAGGGATAGCTTGTTTGGGAGTAGCCTTAGTAGCAGTCTTAGATTTCGGTTTAATCTTAATTTCCTGAGGAGCCTCTTCCTTGGGGGCGAGAGCACTGAGCGCATCGCGCAAAGGAGATTGTGATATATCTTCTTCCATAGCAGGAGCTATCTGTTGAGGCTGGCGATTCTCACTGATAAGTGCCAGGTCTCTCATGACAGGATTGCCTTGGGGCTGAAAGGCCTGCTGGCGATCCTCTAGTTGAGATATCTTATTCTGCGCTATGCCGTTAAGGATATCGAGGAGCGCTTTATTTACTCCTCCACCCGCAGCCTGCCCTAGTGATGCCGCTAAACTTGGTCTTTGTAATTCTTGTGCCATAAATCACCCTAATCCTATAAGACGTAATATACTCATGAGCCCGGCATTAGCCGCTATCCCAGCTCCTCCTCCAATAGCTGGCAATATAGACTGCAAGAATCCTCCTTGTGGAGCAAGAAACTGATTGTCTTGTTGGGGTTGTAATGCTTGAGAGAGGAGCGATAATAATAATTGCTGTTGTTGTCCGCTCTGAGCCAATCCATACTTGGCTTGAAGAGCCGCTAACCCTTCTTCAAGGCCAGCTCCAGCAGATGATAAAGCAGCCCTATAATCACTACCCCTCTGGTTACCCATCCCCGAGAATCGGGCGGCTATAGAAGGTATGGTCTGGGTTTGAAAGTTAGTTCGGGCCTGCTGAGCTATAGGAGAGAAGTTAAATTGACTTTGCCCGAGCCCTCCCAGCATATTGGACGCAGTATTACCTATTTGTTGCTGTAGGGCGACCTGCTGAGGATTAAGGCGAGAAACTTGCTCTACGCTCCCTGGCGTTCCAATAAGGAAGTTCTTAGCCCCTGTTCCTATATTCTGCAATGTATCCATGAATGCCATACATTCTCCTTAGTTCTGAAGGTATTCTAACACGGCATAGCACACCGTATAATTTGTTAAATTTATCGCCGTAGTTATATTCACATTAGTAGCGTCAACAGCCATCTCGATATTATCAGCTAATACAATAGCAGCATAAGGTATGGGTACGTAAGCTTTATTCACTGGATCACTCGCAGTCGCATAAATCCTCGTAAATGTGGTACCAGGAGTAATCTCTATATTATGAGGAACGGACTTTGTGGAAGCATTTGGAAGGGCCCCGAAATTGATGGTCATGCGATAAACCTGCCTATCGAGGGGAGTGCCCGCGGTAGACGAATTCTGGAGAGGATTGGGGAAGTATTTCTGGCCGTTAATAATCTCATTCGTGCTGTAAATTCCCGTATCCTTAAGATTAACCACCAAGGAGAGATTATTAATATACTGAGATAGTCGTACTAAGAGTTCCTTAAACTCTGGACTAGTAACATCAACCTCATTGATGCGCGCTATAACGTCCCATATAAGCGTTGTTACTATGAATGATAAGGCATTTGAAGGATTGTTAGCCATTATTCTAACCTCGAGGCTGTAGGCTGCGTATGAAGTACCATTCCCTCAAGCTCAAAGTCAGAGAATGAAATATCAGGCACCACCATCTGATCTTCAGCCATATACATAAATAGCTGTATGCATTCACCATCAGTCTGGAAGTAAATCGGATGCCACAATCTATCTTGTACCTGCTCAAGCGGGTAGAAGGTAGGGTTGTAGGGGGAGGTTTCAAGGGTACCATTTCCCTGTAGGGTTCCCGTTTGTCTCGCCTCATAGAGCATTGATAATTCAGTGGCTGAAGGATAATAATCAACTGTTATCTGTCCCGAATCAGTCTTCTGAACTCCGAAATCTATCTTAGCCACATATACGTTGCGCGACTTATCGACATAGGGATTCCATTGCTTAGTGAGAAGAAGAATGTTGGATACTCGGGCTGCGGTCCCGCCGCCTTCATAAGTTCCTGTAAAGAATGTTATAGGGCCAACCTCAACATTATTAGTGTCCACATAAGCGACCACTTTATAAATTCCAAACCCACTAAAGGAGACTCCTGAGGCGTCGCGAATGTTAACATAATCGCCATATGGAGTCACATTAAGAGTGTGGTCAATAATAGTTAAGGTTACCGTATCACGAGTTGGGTTCCACGTCATATTAGTTATCTGCATAGCCTGAGCATTTCGCCCATAATTAGTATCAATGATGAATGTATATCCCTGTTGGTTTCCGCCGACCACCTGTCTAAATTGAGCCTCTACCGTTCCACTAGCCCAGGTAAAGTTAGCCGACTGCCAGGTATCGGTAGTGGATGCCCACGTAGTACCCTGTTGCTGTTCGAAATAGCCCCAGGTTGTTATGCAATCGTCATTAAATGACCATGAATCATTGGCGTAATTGTACACGAGTACCTTGGCTGGATACTTCTCATTAGGATTCTGCTCTATCGAAGGAAATGTCCAATACACTAATTCCGCATAGTAATCGCGAATACCAGCAACACGCTCTACACCAGCATTCTTATTTACAATGCGGAATATCTGGTTAGGGATCTTATTATCTATTCGGGCTACGTTAGCACCATTACAAGCGTGTACTCCCGTATTACCAATCGTAAGAACCTGCTTATCGAAGGGAACTGTCGAGAAAGTGGCCTCAGATCCTAATTCAGTATTAATCTTCTGCCAAGTGAATGGAGCTGAATTATTATAGGTGAATGCCAACTCCCAGGTACTACTTTCGAAGTAGACGATAAGCCTGTCCTTAATAAATTCGGCGCTTACGATATGTTCTTCTGTTGAAGCATCTAGAAATCCAGCGCCTCCCCATAGGTTTCCCGAGCTGTCAAATTGATTAGCCTCGTACCATGCATTAGGGGCGAATGGACTACCATCCCAGCTCCAACGAGCTCTATTGGGATATTGAGAATTAGTACCTAAGCCACCACCATTATCATTCTCTATGGTATTGAGAAGAATTAACCTTCCCTTGAATGCGACTATAATGAGCGCTGTTTGTATAAATGGACCCGTTTGTGGAGAGCCACCCGCAGGAAGGAAGTAGAATCCCGTTGTCCCACTAGCCGGCGTCCATGTGGATCCATCTTGGGTGTACCATATAGGATCATCAGTGGCAGTACCTGCACCATTAGGGTTAGTTACCTGGAAATTAGTCGTGAAGAGCGCGTCTACATTATCACTCGCCCCACGATAGTTATAACTCCAGAAGAAATTAAGATCGTTGCCATGCCAGATGGGGTTAGATCCCGATCCTGATCTCTGCCAGAACCCTCCTGAGAATAAATAGGCAAACTGAGTATCAAATGCATAGAGAGGCGAATCGAAATTACTTCCCACCAAATAGAGGACAAATCCCATTACTGGCTGCGCAGGATAGAACCATGCAGGAGTACCAGCAGCGGCACCATTAATAACAAGCGCCCCCGTTGAGGTATTATACGTCGCAAGAGTAGCTGCTCCGGTATCGAGAAGCGTTCCAGGGGTCCCAGTAACCACTACCGTGAATATTTCATCGCCGATAGAGAACATTTGTCCAACCTTAAAGATCGATCCGGGGACAGTGACGCTTATATTGCCAGAGCCATTTGTATTGCCTAGATTAATCCTTAAACGAGAGAATAATGGCTCTGTCTGAGTACTATCCCATCCAGTTCCCATAAACCTCGAACCAAATCGCTTCCTCACGCGACCACGGAAGACGTAGGCATTCTGAAGATCTTCAAATGCATCATCCATAATTAACCACGGTCTCATGTTAGTCTGAAGGCCAGTAGCAAATGGCGCTATCAGGAAACGATCGTAGGCCATATTAGTACCCTATCACTAACCATTGGAATCCACCGGTTCCTGCGCCCGTATTAGTCCTGCTTGAGATATATACATTAAATTGGCTATTACTAATTATATTTGCTAATCGAACTGCAAAGTTAACATCGCCAGCACTAGGATCATAAGCAGTTAATTGTACCGATAGGATCTGGGTAGGCACTGGCCCTCCCGCTGCCGAAGAGGTCATGGTTACCGTGTTAAGTCCGGTAAATCCTGAGAAATTGCCCCATCGTAGCAGTATTCCCGAAGGGAGAAGGGTCCACCCCTGGGTATTCTGAGCTGGGGCAGAGTTAGCACTCAAGACCGAAGCGGTTGAAGGGACTTGGACGACCGTAGCTTGGTTGGTCTTGTTAATATAAAGTTCATTCTGATTGGTAAGGGTATATACCGCGTTATAGGCTCCTAGTTCAGTAGCCAGGAATCCTGATCCTGCGGGGGGTGTTGCTGCCTGCTGAGGATAGGTAACCCACTTATGCTTACCTTGATCGGCTGCATTGAAGTTAACGTGATTGATACCTATAAGCGTCTGAATCGCCTGGAAATTGTTAAGTATATCGTCCTGGGATTGCGATAATAAGTTATTGGGCTGCGGTATATTTGCTTGATATGCCATAAATTTATTCCTTTCTGTAATTTATATATGAGACCATGATTTCCTCAAGATAATATGGCTAATCATATTCTGTGAAACACCGAATAAATTGGCTAATTGTTGCTGAGTAGACCCCTTTGAATACAAATCTCTTATCTCGCTCACCTGAGATTTCTTAAGTTTGCAATTAGGAGCCAATTCTCCCTTAGGATGTCCCTGTCTTTCGCCAAAGTCATTAGAATTGTCTTGAACGGTACCAATTGATAGATGCTCAGGATTTATACATGCCTTAACATCACAAGAATGCCTAACAAGCATCCCACTTGGAATATTATCACGGACAAACCTCATATAAGATATCCTATGAACCCTATGGCGCTTATTGCCTATCATAATTAAGCCATATCCATCCATACCTATCTTCCCCTTCCAGAGTAGGCACTCTCCAGATTTATCAACATTCCCCAGTAGTCTGCACTTAAGTGAACACAGCGCCCTCTTAGCAGTTCTCTTACAGGGATTGCCGCAATATTCACATAACCATTCAATGCCAGTTGGCACCTTAGGACAACTACAAGATTTACAATGTCTTCCCATATCAAATTCCTTTCTATAAGTGAGCTAATTATAGAAAGTATATTTATATTTCTAGAAGTATTCAACCCCATCAGAATTGTCCTCCTCCCCATCCCCATCCACTTGAATTAGGACCATAACTGGTCTGCTCCGTGTAAATAGAGGCGGTACGCTGATTAGTGTATTGAACTATAGTTCTTCGATTACAGAGCCGTTCTTGCTGCTTAAATTCAGGCATAATCTGGGTGACACTTTCGGTGTCCATGCGATCTTCGAATATCTTCTTGGCTGCACCGTATGCTATATACTGCCACCATTCCTCTAGCTGAGGACTCTGATTTGTTGCCAATAGTTCTGTTGGGCGTTGATACGCCTCAAAGTTAATTTGATAGGGTTGGTCCGGAACGGGACGTAGGGTAATGACGTTGTTATAGTACAGCATCGCCTGGGGCATGCTGATAATAGCCGGGATTGTTTGGCTATTTATGGGTTGTCCCGCTCCTGGCGCCGTTGGAAAGGTAATCGTGAAAGCGCCCGTAACATAATTGATAGTATTAGTAGGCGTAATAGCAGTTGGAGGAGTAGCGGGCTGCATCCCAGGTACATACAAATTTCCATTAACTGTTGGATTACCAGTTGCCGCGTCAACAATAGGGACGTCGATAAGTGATATCCCGTTACCATTAAGGTCGACAGAATCAAAGAGCACCTCGTTCTGGATAAGGACCGAAGTTTGATCGCTCAGTGTCGGGTTCACAAAGTTGGGTCCGGAATTTAGATTCACGACGCCCGTGAAGGTTGTCGTAGCTCCGTCTCCTTGGAAGCCTATGCTCAATATACTATTGACGTTGGGATAAATGCCAAAGAATTGTTCACGGGATTCTGAGTAGAATGACTGAAATCCGGCGATATAAAGTGGGGGCGCTATGCTAATATAGCGGTTCTGAAAGTTATAAAGGGGGTTGGTTATGGGCAATGAACTATCCGTAATATATCTATCTTGATAGGGATTACACCAGAACCTAAATACCGTCCTTAAGTTAAAGGTACGCAGATGTTCGGGGAAGTCATAGACCACAAAGGTATTAATATACTGGTTAAGATCGCTGTCAGTGAGCTGAGATTCTGAGGGGCTACGGGTAAGGCGCCGCACTTTAACTTGTATCGCTTGTAGTGATGAATCTGCCATGTATCTCCTAAGTGACGTTAAAGGTTGCGGAATCTAAGGTATCAGCCTGTTCTCCTACCGGCACCACCTGAGCAGCAGTATTAACATAGGGGGGAACCCCTCCAGGAATACTGAAGGGGCTGAAATTGGTAGTATCGATAGGTATCGTAAAGGTAGTTGGGCTTGTTACAGCTATAGGCGCCAATTGCAAATTAAGCTCTTGCATACCATCAGCAAACGGGATATCAAATCGCACAATGGCACCATTCTTATATTGGTGATTGAACGTAGTGGTAACTATTGCGGGGAATGAATTTGTTATAGAGGCAACAAGCCTCATAGCGGGCTGAAATACAGGATGGGGATTAGCGTAATAAGCCATAATTACCCTCTAGATCATATTCTCTACCATTACAATACTGTTTCCGGCTCCCGCAAGATCAATATCGTCGATAAATTCCAGACTCTGGAAACTGCAACGACGCTTCATCTCTCCTACGCGCTGCATTGGCTTGCCTGCGTCATCAAGCAGATACGAGTGGATGGGATAAGAACAGTTCTTGTTAAGATGCTTAGCTACGCCCAGTGGTATGGTGTAAATCTGACCATCGGTAAGATCGTAGCGCTCTACTTCATCTTCTTTATACTTCTTATAATTAAAGCTCATGACTCCGCCAGGTACTTCGTGGAATATAAATTTCCCACGCACCGGCGTCTTATCTCTCTCGCGCTGATACTTTAAGCTTGGTTGTGCTTGTCCTACTGATTCTTTCTTCGCCATAATCTCTCCTTAAACAGGGGGTGGGAGTATTTCATCCCACCCGCTACATAACTATATGTTGAATGATTTACCAGCTAACCAGTAAATAACGTCGGCCGCCTGACCAGCAGGGCTATTAGCACCCGCAGCCAATTGAACGCCGATATATGCTGTGTTGACCGTAGCGTCATCAAGCAAGTTAGGGTTAGAGAACTGATCGGTCTCTTCACCAACTGGCTGACATGAAGCTGGGGTAAACGGAACTGCAGCCGCACCTGGGAATACAAAGGCAGTGAATGCTGTTGTATCAAGGTTTACGGTGAAGGTTCCTAGGGTAACTGCGGTAATATTTACCAACAATCCATCAGCTTGGGTCATTCCGAAAGCAGCCGGAACTGAGAGCCTTACTGACATTCCCGGTACATAACCATGGTTAACGCTCGTTGTTACGACAGCTTGTGCAGCTTGCGTAATATTTACGATGTTACGTTTGGTTGGGTAGTACAAAGGATCGAATGGAATTATGCGGTAGAAACCAGCAGTTGCAACAGCTCCAGGAGCGTTTGCCAAAGCGTTTGCGATACGGAAGCTTGTGTTAGCCACAATAGTATCGATGGTGAAATCATAACCACTTAAGTTTGCCTGACCGGTAAGATTGGTAAGACGAACTACGCTATTAGTAGCTAAACCAGCAGTGTTTCCGGTAGTTACGATTGGACGAACTACGTTAGAAGAGCCGGTAACGATAACAGCAGGGCCAGGGACATTGAGAGATGAATCTACAATCGTGAACCCTGTTCCAGCAGCTAAAGCGATAAGGTTGATAGCAGTACCAGCACCATTACTTTGGTATTCCAAACCACCACCAGCGGGCATGCCGAATTGGTAGTAGAATTCATAACCAGTAGTAACAGCGTTAGCAGCGATTTGTGTGTAGTTATACGTGCGAATCCAATCAACTCCCGAGCGGACTTGAATGGTTGTTGCAGCGCCTGTAGAGACGAATGATCCTTGTTGAAGGACGGTATTATAAGCCATAGTATCTCCTTACACAGCAAGAGTTGCACGTAGGTTTATGACCCAAAGATCGTTTGTGATCCTTGGAACCTGCGCGAATTTATAACCAACACTTGCGTTAAGAGCCAAAGGCCCATCGTATATCGGTGGACGATAGATAAAGCTTGCGCTGTATCCGTCTTGCTCGATAATCGCATACGCTTCCATACCCACGCAGAATATGTTGTACACATTCGCGCCTAAGTTAGATGCGTTAGCGGTTACTGATCCGATAGATGAGACCAAGAACCTTAAGTTACCAATAGCACCCCACTCTGAACGGAGAGCATTCATAGGAGCAGGATATTGGTTCTTCTGAATGAAGCCAGCAACGTTGTCCAAGTTACCCGTAAGGTTTGTTGAACAAAGTGCAAAGTACGCATCACGAACTGGTGCGGTACCAAATTTATCTTCACCCTCGATGTTATCCATGATGGTGTACGCGTTGTTGTTAAGGAGGGTACGAACTACTGTATCAACGTCTGAACGTGTGATTTCAGTAGGGTTGTCACCGTTAACACCACCGGTACAGTTAATGAAGGCAGCAGTACCAGCAAGCATGTCGCGGGTAAGCGTATCTTCTGTTTGGCGAAGCGAAACGCCAAGTCGAGCAGCACATTCGTTCAAGACAGGGTCTTGGTTCTGTAAGGTGACTTGCTCATTAAGCTGTACATAGGTGCCATAGAAACTAATCTTAGCGTCTATATCAACAGCGGTTAAGTTCTGAGGAGGAGGTGTAACACCTGTATTTCCAAGAGGAACTAATGCGGTATTTAATGGATTATACCGACGCATACGAAGGGTTGTACCCCCGTTACGCGGCATATTCTTCTTCATTGCCGGGATCTGATGGATCATATTAGGCACAGGGACGGAAAGTAGCTTATAGCTGAAACTCTGTTGTACCGGTGCTGGCAACGTACTTGTCGTTGTAATCGACATAATCTTCTCCTAAGAGAGAGTACGAGGTAACTACAAGTTGACGAAACTTACATACGTCGGCACGGGTGGCGAGTCCAAGGTACGCCAGAGATTTGGGATAGCGAATCCCGATGCGCGCCCCTATGATAGGCGATAACGGCAAATAAAGTCCAGAAATAACCCTAGCGATTCTTAATGGCAGCCATCATCTCCTGGTGTAACTTACGCTTAATATCATCAGTCAATCCATTAGCAAATGCATTCGCATGGGATAGCGGGCTATCTCCTTGCTGGGGCGAAATACTTGCCATGGGCTTCGGCTTAGCGGCATTCTTCTGAGCGATAGCTTTATCTTGCTCATAGGGGCCAGAATCAGCATGTATTCCAAGCTTCTTGAGAATTGTGTAAGCAGAAACGGCCTTAGAATACAAGTTCTTGGATGATCCAATGGTATTGGCAAGCTCAGGATAATCTCGCTGTAGCGTGGCTAAATTATCTGCGGATACAACTGAATCGATATCGGGGTACTGTGCACGCAGGCGAGTCTCGATAAGCTGACTCTCAAGAACCTGGATCTTATTCTGCACTTTATTAAGATGCTTTCCCTCGGCAAGATCATTAGGGCGTAGATCAAATTCAGGCTCTTCAGGGGCTTGTGACTCATAGGCTCTCAGTCGCTCCATGGCCTCATTACGCTCCTTCTCGAGCCGCTCAGCTTTCATGCGCAGATTGCGGAAGTTGCGTTCCTCAGAGCTGATCTCGCGGGCAGCATCTTGTTTGGGTGCTTCCACAGCCTCTTCTGAGGGTGGTGTGTCCATAGTAGCCGGCGCACTGTCATCTTGTGGTATAGGGGGAAGGTCTTGAACGGTAGGGTTAGTATCATCAAATGGGGTATATACCATAATACTCTCTCCTTAGTATTTGGCGGGTTAATCAATTTCTTTATTAAGCTTCTTGGCTAGTTGCAAGAGCGTTCCATCCTGGAAATCGAGAACAAACTTCAATAGTTGCCTCTCTTCTGGATGCACCATGAGGGCATTATCACGTAGATGATCGCAGCTATCCTTGTCAGGTATAGTCCATAAGAACTCAAGGCGCTCATCTTTGTGGGTGTAGTGGTATACTGACTGGTCCCATTCGGGCGTTGGGCATGAGTGCCGCGCGGTATAGTACAAGCGGAATAGCTTCTCCATGAGTCGCTCGCGCTTGGTAATAACCACAACAAAGAAGTCATGATTAGGAAACGTCTTCCTGAAGTTACTCGCACACTGCATGAGATTATCGACATACTGAGACTGCATCTCACGTTGAAGCGCGATAGGGTCTCGCGTGTCTGCCTCTTTGGTCGCCTCGGCAAGATATTGAGCACCAACGGTCAATACCTGGTCGGTGGTAGGGGTAGGATTATCCTTCATCTCTCTCCTTAAATGAAGTTTCATAGCTATCACAGCGCGCTATACGCTACACTGGACTTAGACGACCGTAGACAACCCCTTACGAAAGGGCAAGCAATATGGCCACTTTACTGTTACTATTCCTGCTCATGTCACCATTAGTAGGGTCAGAGGGCCGTAAGAAGTCATCACGCACTACCCATCACCAAACCAGAGCTGATGTTGCGAGGCGGGGAGATTCCCGAGAGAAGATGGTAGATTTCGATATCCCAAAGCGCATATCGATAAATCGCAAAGTACATCCACCGGTAAGAAGAGATCTCACACCAGTGCCCATGTACCGTCAAGATTCGGTAGTAGGGTTCGATGGAGAGGATTTACGATCGGTGAGCCGGCCAGTTGTTCTCCATGGCGGAGGCGGGGGTGTATTCTATCCACGAGATGTAATCAAAGGCGTAGAAGCTCAGAATATTGATGTACGCGTACGCGGCTGTCAGCCATGTTGCGAGCGTAAGGAAGGTCAGCGTTGGCCTAATTGGCTTACCTGTTTCTTTGCCTGTTGTACCAGTCGGAAATAGTAGTGGAATATACATAGGTTTCACTAATGAAATAGTGTATACTAAATAATAGTCCCCCATCCAGAAGATATACTAAAGGGTGAGGGACTACGGTATAAATTACTTCTTATTAGCTTTACGCTGTTCAGAAAGGGCTATAGCAATGGCTTGTTTAGGATTCTTCACTTTCGGACCCTTCTTGGATCCGCTATGAAGCTTACCATGTTTAAACTCTTCCATAACTTTCTTGATCTTAGCTTTGCCTTTAGGAGCAGCTTTCTTAGCCTTCTTGGCTTTAGGCTTCGCCTTATGGGCAGCTTTCTTAGCTTTCATCATCTTCATGTGAGCGGGGTTGTTGCAAGATTTCATGATAATTCCTTATAAATTTACGTATTGGTAGGCTACTGCTTTGATGATCTTCGGGTCATGTGTTTACCTCGTTTCTTTAGTTGTGGGTACATTCTGTACACTTTCCTGCGGATTCCCTCAGGATTGGGTGCAAAGTGTGCCCTGGCTAAAGCGTTTCGAGCATGTGCCAGATCAGGTATAGGAAAGCTGTAACGATTAGCGCCACCAGCAGAGCCAGCGAAGTCACTAGGTTTAACATTCTTATATTTCCCTGCGCTTGAAGATCCCTTCTTCTTGCGCATCTTACTTTCAGTGCCACGAGGTACTTTAACCCCTCGGGCTACTGTAACTTTCTTAGCCATATGAGATCCTTTAAGTGGGATGACAACCCCCAGGAGAGGCTATCATCCCAGCCATAGAGTTAATCTAACTCCGTATCATCGATATAGGGCGTTGAGTAGAACCCAAAGCGCACATATTCTCGGTGGATCGGAATGGGCGATAAGTTAGCGACTGCGTTCTGATCCTCTTGGACCATCCCAGAGTCAGCAACTTCTCGTCGGCGTCGAGGGTCAATACCAGCATAAAGTGATGATTGGGCGCTGTTGACACGGTCAAAGTTAAACCTTTGCATGTCTTCAGACTTCTCTTCCCACACTTTAGTGGATTTGCGAACCTCTTTACGCGTTCTTTGTCGTGCTTGTGCCATAATAGCTCCTTAGCGGACTCTAAATGTTT